CACCCAACTGGTGAGGCATCAAGGATGTACAGCAAATACGACGAGGCGCAGTTTCACTTGAGACTTCCGCATGAACTTCACGCGAAAATTAAGCAGCGTGCGAAGATGAATAACAGGTCGCTGAACTCAGAGATAATTGCAGCGATTGAAGAATCATTGGATAAACAAAGCTCTGCATCAGTTTACATTGACGATGCAGAGCATATGGCAGAACAACAATCTGATATGGTTAAGAAAATTGTCTTTGATACGCTCAAGGAGCTATATAAAAAAGACAGCAACTAACCATCCATTACGGAGGATTTATGCAAAGAGATATGATGAATATTGCGTTCTACATATTTGGTTTTTGCACGTTCCTGGTGTTTGCGAAGCTATTCTGACAACGCATCAGACTTGGCACCCTGAGTCAGGGCGTTAATGGCCTTTTGCGCCTGCTGCATGGCTTTCTCAAACGCTGTTGATCCGCGTGGTGTGTTTGCCATTCGGAGCATTGCATTTCTGAATGGCTCGCTCTCGTAGGCGCGAGTAAGAAGTCCGTAGCTTACCGCTGCGCCAGTTGTCGCCGGGTTCATTGCCGTCCCATACCCGATAATGAACGGGATGGTTTGCTGCCCTGTTGGTGTTGTTACTGCCGCTTTTGCAGCCTGCTGCGTGGATTGCAGATAGTTTTTCAATCCTTTCAGATAAGCAGCGTCCTGCCCCTTAAATGTGATGCCAGTCTGGTTTTGCAGGATGTTAAGCTGTCGAAGGAACTGATCAGGGGAACCACCTGATTTCTCCATCGCCTTTCCAATGATGCCATTGCGCATTTGCGCCCTGCCAACACGACCAACTGAGTTATACAGCGTCTTAATTTCAGATTTGTTCTTGCTGAATAGCATGTTATTGACAACTTCCGGCGTCAGGTCGCCTTTCATGAGAACATTCTTCAGCCTGGTATTCTTTAGTTTCGCCGCTTCGTCAGCGTAGACGGCATTGGCCTGCTGATATTTACGGAGAGTATCGTTGCCAAGATTCTGACCAATGGCACCATTGATATCGTCGGTCATTGCCTTGTAAACGCGCTGAATGGCGGCATCGGAACGGTTTGGTAGCACTGGTCTCTCACCCTTCACGTCCATTCTGAACTGGCTGCGTAGATCGCTTAATTGCTTCAAATCCAGATTTACCGGACCATCAGGACCAGCATTGCGAATAAGCTCATCACGATAGGATTGAAGTTTTGAAATCGTCTCGTTATCAGCGACCTTACCAAGCTTCTGCAGGTTAGATATCTCAGTATCTATCTGCTGAATTGCTCTGGCAGGTTGAATGTTGATTCCTGCCATTGCATTCTGTACCTGCTCAAGACGGTTCCCAGCAGCACGACGAATTCCTGATGTTTTCGCTTTAAGGCTGTCAATAACAACCGCTGGATCATACTCACCGAATTTATCAGCAAATCTCTGCACCAACTGGCTTCTCGCTTCCTGTTGCGTTGCTCTCATTCCGCTTGTGCCAGCCAGAGGGATATTTTCTGCTGTAGTCTGCGCCATTTTTCCGACGCGGGAAGTTGGTTGTAACAGGTCTGTGGTGTGCAGAGGCACTCCTTCACGCTCTGCAAATCTGATAGCTTGCTGCGCTTCTGGTGCAATAGCACCACGAACGCCACGATAAGCAGCGCCTAATCCACGTCCGGCAGCGTTAATAGCGCCGCCAGCCAGAACGCCAATGCCTAAATCGGTAGCGAGTGCTTCCGCATCATCTTTCGCACTATTTGCAGCAAGTGACCCGACTGCGTTTTCAGCGAGAAGGCGAGTTGCACCCTGAGCGATTCTACCAGCGAGTGTTGGTGCCTGTGTTGCCGCTCTCTCAACGCCAGCAGGAGTGAGGTAAGGCAATGCTTCAGCAAATACCCTTCCCTCTGTCGTTTGTGGAGTCAGCGCGCCTTGCTGAAGGCCAAAGTCCTGCTCTAATCCCTGCGTTGTTACTCGTGGCGCTGGTTGATATGTCCCATCGCCAATTCCGAGTTTACCGCCAGCCCAAGCCGCCGCGCTTGTTACAGCATCGGCAACTGATGCAGGTATGTTTGCCACGTTCACGCCAGCCTGCACCAGTCCGCGACCAGTCTCTTTTACTGCTTCGCCAAGATCAGACATAAATCCACTTTGCTGTGGTTGTTGCTGTGCTACTGGTTGCTGTGTCTCCACTTTCTGCACAGATGGCAATGGATAGGCAGCATAGAAAGCTTGCTTAGCCTGCTCTGCATTTTCTCCGGCTTGCGGGGCCACGACTTCATTGAAGTATTGCTCCTGAGCCTGCGCTTTTTGTTCTGGTGCTAACGCCTGATACTGTGGAGAGGCGATAACATCTTTCCATGCTTTAGCCATTAATCACCCCATAGTGAAGAAAAATTACTGCCAGTAGTAGGTTGTTGCGCTGGCGTATTCTGTACTGGCTCCTGATAATCAAACTGTTTTTTAACAGTGCTCAACTTGCTTTCAAGCTGATTTCTAATCTTTC